TTGCTGGATCTAATAATAACTTTGTAGCAACTATGTCTGTTGGTAGTAATACATTACTATTCACTCAAACAGGTACTGAGTCAGGAGATAGTTCTGGTCAGACAGCACATGCTATAAGAGTTGGTGCTAATTTATCTATGACTACTGCACAAACAGTATTTACAGTTGGAGACACAGTACGTTTAGGTAATAGTACTATTGGATATCAAACAGCTAAGATTGTAGCAAAGAGTGCTGTACAAGCTGGAGGTAGTCATGCAGGTGGAACTACAACATTTACTGCTAACGTATCATTTACATTAGATCAAAAATATAGACTATCAACAGACCTTAGTGCAAACAGTACTGTAGGAGATGGTATCAATTCAGGTGGAGTTACACGTTTCTGGGAATATAGAGACAATGTAGACAAAACACCAGGTCAAACTGAATGGTCAAACAACGTAGCAAACAATACTGCTAATGATGAATTACATATAGTTGTAGCAGATGAAGATGGTTTAATCACAGGACGTAAAGGAGAAATCCTAGAAGTATTTGAAAGTCTATCAAGAGCTTCTGATGCTAAGAACGAAAGTGGTGAATCAATATACTACAAAGATGTTATAGATAACCAATCCAGTTGGGTATGGGTAGGTGGAACAGACATTAGAGCAACATCTAATGTTAACACTGCTGCACAAACATATTCAAACACAGGTGCATTATTAAACAATCATGTTAATGCTGTAATACCATTTACATCTTCATTCCAGGTTGGTACATCAGGTACTAATCCAAATGAAACTTCGATAGCAATAGGACAATTATCAAATGCTATTGACTTATTCAAAAGTCCAGAAGATGTTGATGTATCATTAATACTAGCTGGTTTATCCAGAGGTGGTACTAATGGTGAACAATGGCCAAATTATCTAATAGATAATATATCTGAGATAAGAAAAGACTGTGTAGTATTCTGCTCACCTGAAAAGGCTGATGTAGTAAACAACACCGGTGGAGAAGCTAATGCTGTAAAAACTTTTGCAGACTCGTTGACTTCAACATCATATGGTGTTATGGATAGTGGATGGAAGTATCAGTACGATAAGTATAATGATGTTTACAGATACATTCCATTAAACGGAGACACAGCTGGTCTTTGTGTAAGAACAGATGATATAAGAGACCCATGGTTCAGTCCTGCAGGATATAATAGAGGTGTGATGAAGAATGTAATCAAACTTCCATACAATCCAGACAAAGCAGACAGAGATATACTTTATAAAAATAAAGTTAACCCTGTAATAACTCAGCCAGGTCAAGGAACAATATTGTTCGGAGATAAGACTTTATTAGCTAAACCAAGTGCATTTGATAGAATCAACGTAAGAAGATTATTCATTGTTCTTGAGAAAGCTATTTCGACTGCAGCTAAGTACACTCTATTTGAATTCAATGATGAGTTCACTAGAGCACAATTCCGTAACATGGTAGAACCATTCTTACGAGATGTACAAGGCAGAAGAGGTATATTTGACTTTAGAGTTGTATGTGACGAAACAAACAATACTGGAGAAGTAATTGATGGCAATAGATTTGTAGGAGACATTTATGTTAAACCTGCAAGAGCTATTAACTTTATACAGTTAAACTTTGTAGCAGTTCGTACAGGAGTTGAATTCTCTGAAGTTGTTGGTCAATTCTAAGATAAATAGTTAGGTAAAAGGAGAAGCAATAATGGCTTTTAATATAAACGAAATAAAATCCCAACTAGCTCTTGGAGGCGCACGTCCGTCACTTTTCCAAGTGACATTGACTAACCCTGTAAATGCTGCTGCGGATTTAAAATTTCCATTTATGTGTAGGGCTGCGCAAATGCCAGCCTCTACACTTGGAATGATTGAAGTACCATATTTTGGTCGTAAGATTAAAATAGCAGGCGATAGAACATTTGCTGAGTGGACAGTAACATGCATTAATGATGAAGATATGATCATCAGAAATGCAATGGAAGAGTGGAGTAACAATATCAATTCTCATCTAGGAAACTTGAGAAGTTTTGGTAGTGCTAGTCCAGCTCTCTACAAAGCTAATGCAACAGTGACCCATTTTGGGAAAACTGGTCTTCCATTGAGAAGCTATACATTTAATGGGATATTTCCTACGGAAGTAAGCCCTATTGACTTAGACTGGAATACAACTGATACTTTAGAAGAGTTTACAGTTACATTCCAATATGATCATTGGGAGGTTAATGGCATTACCGGTAATGCCGGTGGTACATAATATAGTATTGAAAAGGTGAAATTGATATGGCAGAATTATTTGGATTTGAGTTTAAAAGAAAAGGTGTAAAGCAAGAAGAGGACCTAGGTTCTTTCGCACCTAAGATTGATGACGAAGGTTCCATAGCAGTTGCTGAAGGCGGTGCATATGGAACCTACGTTGATCTAGAAGGCTCAACCCGAACCGAATCAGAACTAATCACAAGGTATAGACGCATGGCTTTACAGCCAGAATGCGAACTAGCCATTGACGATATTGTCAATGAGACTATTATCTATGGTGAAGAGCATAAGATTGTTGCACTTAATTTAGATAGTGTTAACACAACACCAAAGATAAAAGAAGTTTTACATGATCAGTTTGATGAGGTATTGAAACTATTAGACTTTAATAACAAAGGTTATGAAGTATTCAGACATTGGTATATAGATGGTAGATTGTATTATCACGTTGTTGTAGATCCTAAGGATATGCAAGGTGGTGTACAAGAACTACGTTATATAGATCCAAGAAAAATCAAAAAGATTAGAACAGTTAACAAGAAAAGAATTGGTAACGCTTCAGCAGTATCTGGACCAGGTGCTGTAACAATCCAGAAAACAAAAGATGAATATTTCATCTATAATGAAAAAGGCTTCACAGGGTATCCAGGAGGATCTCCTACCGCAGCTGCTGGTGAGCAAGGTGTTAAGATAGCACGTGATGCTATTGTTAATATAACATCTGGTATGATGTCAGAAGATAATAGAATAGTATTATCACATCTGCATAAAGCAATCAAACCATTAAACCAATTACGTATCTTAGAAGATGCAACAGTTATCTATAGAATAGCTAGAGCACCTGAAAGAAGAGTATTCTATATTGATGTAGGTAATCTTCCTAAGATGAAAGCCGAACAGTATCTAAGAGATATGATGGCTAAACATAAAAACAGATTAGTGTACAATGCCTCAACAGGTGAAGTAAGAGATGATCGTAAGTTTATGACCATGCTCGAGGATTACTGGTTACCTAGAAGAGAAGGTGGCAGAGGTACAGAGATATCTTCTTTACAAGGTGGACAGAACCTTGGTGAGATGGAAGACGTACAATATTTCCAAAAGAAATTATACAGAGCTCTTAATGTTCCTGTATCAAGATTAGAAGCTGAAACAGGTTTCTCTCTTGGTAGAAGTGCTGAGATTAATAGAGATGAATTAAAATTCCAAAAGTTTATTGGTAGATCTCGTATGCGTTTCTCTCAATTGTTTGAAAAGATAATGGAGAAACAATTAGTACTTAAACAAATAATGACTCTTGAAGAATGGAATGAGATAAAAGATCATGTACGTTACGACTTCATGGAAGACAATCACTTCACAGAATTAAAAGAGAATGAAATAATGAATGAAAGAATTAATGCATTGAATGCTGTTGATCCTTACATGGGCCGTTACTTCTCACAGAGATGGGCTAAGAAAAATATTCTCCGTATGACTGAAGAAGAGATAGAAAACATGGAGCAAGAGATTGCTGATGAGCAAGCAGCGGGTGATATTCATCCAGAACTCGAGCCAGCTGGTCAAGCTGCTGGAGGTAATGAACCACCTCCCGAAGAAGGTGAACCTGATGAAGCTCCACCCGAGGAATTATAACTTATAAATATAAATAACGGAGAAATAAAGTGGCTGAACATGACACTGAGAATATGATAAAGTTCGCCGGTATGGGTAAACCTGCTAAATTTGGCGACGCGTTTGGAGATATGATGAAAGATAAAGTCAACAAGAGTGTTGAGGATATCCGAGCAAAAGTTGCAGCTAAACTTGGCGGCATAGATCCTACAGGAGAACAAGGCGACGGTGCCGAAGAAGGTGGTAATAAAGATAGTGTTCCAGAAGTGGAAGACGAAACAATGGAATTAACACCTGAAGAAGAAAAAGAACTAGACGCTGAGTAAATAGATCAAAAGGGGAACCCAATGAAGACTCTAAAACAAATTATGTCAGAATCTGATTACACTGATCCAAAGTCACCTGGTGACAAAGCGTTCGTGGACAAACACGTAATCCAAAAAACTGATTATCCTCATAAACCTAAAGATGGTTCTAATGATGATATCTTTAGTGGTAAAAAACAAAAGAAGAAAAAGAAATTAGCTGACTATGAAAAAGGTCAGGATAAAGAAGTTTATGAAGACAAAATGTCTAAAGATGAGATGAAGAAAAAAGAACAGATAGTAAAAGGTATGAAAAAGAATACTGCTGACTTTATCAGTCGTTATGGTAAAGATGCAGAATCAGTTATGCATGCCACTGCTACTAAACAAGCTCAATCAGAAGAATCTGATCCTTGGGCAGTAGATGCTACTGAAGAAGAGATTGAAGCTCTTAAAGAAGTTCATGAAACATTGAATGATGCAAACAAAGAAGAGTTTATGGAAAGAATGAAAACTCGTGAAGGTCTTCAAGCTCTAATTACTTTTGCTACTAATTTGCAAGGAGAATAATAAATGGCAGCTGTAGAATTAACAAATCAATTAGCCGTTGGTGGTGGTAGAGTAGTATTACTTTATAAGTCAGGTGGTACTAGTGTTGTAAACAAATCACTTGCTAATTTAGCAACAGGTGGTGAGACTGTTACTGCTGCAGACATTACTCGTATATGGTATAGTGGAGCTGGTACATTATCAATTAAACGTAACACAACAGTTGTGTTTATTAGTGACTCTGAAGCAACATTTGATTGGAACCTTAAAGAAGCTGGTATTGCACTTAGTGCAAATAATGATCAAGCTATTAATGTAACATTCTCAGATGCAAACAGTACAGCAATAATAGAATTACAAAAAACATCTAACCACAGTGCAGCTTAGGATAAACTAATGAAACTTATTACAGAACTAAACGAAAAAGTTAATTATATCTTTGAAGAAGATGAGAAGAGTGGTAAGAAAAATTATTTCATTGAAGGTGTATTCATGCAGGGTAATCTTAAAAACCGTAATGGTAGAGTATATCCTAATGAGGTATTAGCTAAAGAAGCTACTAGATATGACAAAGAATACATTCAAAAGAATAAAGCATATGGAGAACTTGGACACCCACAAGGTCCTACTATTAACTTAGAAAGAGTATCTCATATGATAAAAGAATTAAAACCTGACGGATCGAATTTTGTAGGCCGTGCGAAGGTTTTAGATACACCATATGGTAACATAGTAAAAAATCTAATTGATGAAGGAGCACAGCTAGGTGTTAGTTCCAGAGGTATGGGAACAATACGTGAGCGTAATGGTGCTCAAGAAGTACAATCAGACTTTATGTTATCTACTGCTGCAGACATTGTAGCAGATCCTTCAGCACCAGACGCATTTGTGAATGGTGTAATGGAAGGTATGGAATGGGTATACGACGCAGCTTCTAGGAGCTTTAGGAGTGTACAAGTGGTTGACGAAATTAAATCCGTTGGAACAAAGAGCGCAAGAGAATTAGACGAACAGAAGTATAATCTGTTCAATAAATTTTTGCGTAGTTTGTAATTATAAATATACTATAATAGGATAATATCCGTTAAATTTAACAAGGAGTCCAGAAGATGGCCAAAGAAAAATCTAAAGAAGTCGAAGTTGAAGTAAAGGACGACGACTTACTAGAGGCCAGCAAGACAGAAGATCAGCAGCTGCAAGAGTTCAAAGCAGACAATACTGGTGGCGAAGTAGTTAAAGGAGCTGAAATTCCTGAGCCTACAAGTACTGGTAGTACTTCAAGAGGTGCTGATAAATCTCAAGGGGATTCAACTCCTCCTGCTGATGCACAAAAAGCATCTGTGTCTAAAGCTGCGCTGATCTCACAAGTCATGGGCAAAATGAATAATATGAGTAAAGACACTCTGATGAAGTTATCTGGTGAAGTGAATACTTATGGTAAAAATAAATTACCAGCAAGTAAGTCACAATCAACAGGTAGAGATCCAATGCCAAAGCTAAGCCCAACAGGTGCAGCTGAAGCAGTTGGTGAAATTTTTGATGGTGATGAACTATCAGAAGACTTCCGCAGTAAGGCTACTACCGTATTTGAAGCAACAGTTAATACTAAATTAGTTGAGCTTCATGCCCACATGCAAGAAGAATTCAGTCAAAAACTCGAAGAGGATAAAGAATCATTCCGCAAAGAGTTAACTGACCGTGTCGACGAGTATCTTGATTACGTCACTGAAGAGTGGATGAAAGAGAACGAAGTTGCAATTGAAAATGCACTTAAAGTCGAAGTTGCTGAAACATTCATGAATGGGATTAAAAATCTGTTTACAGAAAACTACATTGCTGTACCAGAAGACAAAGTTGATCTTGTTGCAGAATTAGAAAAGCAAACACAAGAACTTGAAGGTAAGTTAGAAGAGCAAGTTAACAAAACTATAGAAGTCAAAAAAGATGCTGATGAGTTACAAAAGTTTAAAACTTTTTCAGAAGCATGTGATGGCTTAACTATGACACAGGTTGACAAACTTTCTAAACTTTCTGAAGGTATTGAATATGATAGCAATGAAGAATTTAAATCAAAAATAGATTTATTAAAAGAACATTACTTTAATGGAAAAACAGCTAAAACTGAAGCTGAAGATCTTAACAGTGACCCTGTTGAGATTGATTCAGAAGAGCCTGTGCAAACTGGTTCAATGGCTGCTTATTCGCAAGCAATATCTAGAAGTGTTCGTAAATAACAACAAAGACCCAAGGAGGGAAACCAAATGCAATTAAATGAAGAGCTAGTCAAGAAGTGGCAGCCTATACTTGAGCACGGTGATCTACCAGAAATATCAGATCCATTAAGACGCTCAGTAACAGCAGCTGTTCTTGAAAATACTGAAACTGCTTTACGCGAGCAGAACAACTTTGCTCCTCAAAGCCTACTTGAGGCAGCCCCGGCTAATGCCATGGGTGCTTCTTCTAGTACAGCAAGTGATGGAGCCGTTGACATATATGATCCAGTACTAATTAGTTTAGTACGTAGAGCAATGCCTAACTTAGTAGCTTATGACATCATGGGCGTACAACCAATGACAGGTCCAACCGGACTTATCTTTGCAATGCGTTCAAGATACTCTACTCAGTCAGGTACAGAAACATTCTATAACGAATCTAATACAGCATTCGCATTGGATAAAGATGACCATGCTAATACAGCAATCGGTGATGCAGCTAGAAACTTAGGTGATTCACCTGCTGATGGTTATTTAAATTCAACAAAATCTAACTTAGAATTGTACAACTTTATGTCTGGTATGACCACAGCACAAGCTGAGCGCTTGGGTGATGGTGCTGCCAATGCAATTCCAGAAATGGCATTCAGTATTGAAAAGATTGCTGTGACAGCATTGTCACGTGCTTTAAAAGCTGAATACACAATGGAATTAGCACAAGACCTTAAAGCAATTCACGGCTTAGATGCTGAAACTGAATTAGCTAACATCCTTTCAACTGAAATTTTAGCTGAGATCAACAGAGAGTTAGTAAGAACTGTTGGTACAATTGCTAAAGTTGGAGCACAAGAAGGAACAACTACTGCTGGTAAATTTGACCTTGACACTGACTCAAACGGTCGTTGGATGGTTGAAAAGTTCAAAGGCTTAATGTTTGCAATCGAAAGAGAAGCAAATGCGATAGCAAGAGGGACAAGGCGTGGTAAAGGTAACATAGTTATTTGTAGATCTGATGTTGCATCAGCATTACAAATGGCAGGTGTCCTAGACTACACACCAGCTCTTAACTCAAATAACCTAGCTGTTGATGATACAGGGAGCACCTTTGCAGGAGTTCTTAATGGTAGAACCAGAGTATACGTTGATCCATATGCAGGAGACAACTATATGACTGTTGGTTACAAAGGCTCAAGTGCTTTTGATGCTGGCTTGTTCTACTGTCCATATGTACCATTACAGATGGTAAGAGCAGTTGGAGAAGATACATTCCAACCAAAAATTGGATTCAAAACTCGTTACGGCGTAGTAGAAAATCCATTTGCAAGAGGAACTACAGCTCTAGCAGCTACAGGTGCACTTGCAGCAGACTCTAATGAGTACTACAGAAAAGTGGTTGTTAATAACTTAATGTAATAGTTAAGTCGTTAGTAATACTATTCAAACGAAGGGGGCTTCTCACGGCCCCCTTTTTTTGTATAAATAGTAGTAGGAGATATTATGGCAGCTATAACAAACCAACCAGACAACCCACAATTTCTATCACCGGTAGGATTTAATTTTAACATACAGAAATTACCTCATGTTAATTATTTTGTCCAAGCTGTTAACATGCCCGGTGTACAATTAGGTGAGACACCTTTAAACACTCCATTCCATATCATACCAACACCTGGTGATCATATCACATATGGTGAGATGGCAGTTACATTTAAAGTAGATGAAGATATGGAAAATTATATTGAGTTATATAATTGGATGCAGTACTTAGGTTTTCCAGAAGGATTCAATCAAGCAAAGCAAGTATATAATAAAAGTGGACTACAAAGTTTAACAGGACCAAGAACTGTTCAAAGAACAGGAAGAACATTAGGTGAGGGTTCAGTAAGTGATGCATCATTAACTGTATTGAATTCAGCCTCACAACCAAACTTAACTGTAACATTTGAAGATTGTTTTCCAACATCATTATCAGATATGCAATTTGATGCAAGAAGTAGTGATATAGAATACATAGAAGCTCAAGTATCATTTAGATTTAAATTGTATCATATCTATAGATTAAAGAGTACAGGATTATCTAACACATCAGTACGAATAAACGGTTGACCTTTATAACATAATTTAGTATATTATATTCAGGAGGCACAATGAATATATTTGTATTAGATAGAGACCCTAAGACTGCTGCATACATGATGTGTGATAAGCATGTAGTTAAAATGATATTAGAATCAGCACAAATGTTATCTGCTGTATTAGATTATCAATATAAAGATGAACACAAAGGTGGTAATGGACCAGTGATTGAACAATTTGGCCTACCAGGCTATCCAAAAGCTCATGCAAAACATCCTTGCACATTATGGGCTAGAGCATCTAAACAAAACGCTATGTGGTTAGTAAGACATATGAGAGCTTTGTGTTATGAGTATACAGCTCGCTATGGTAAGACACATAAACAAGAAGGACTTGTTTCAGTATATGAAGCACAGTTACAATATTGTGAATTTGAACAACCATGTAGAACAGAATTTGTACAGGCAATAACTAATACAGAACTTCATAGAGATGATCCTGTAGAAGCATACAGAGAGTACTACAGAAAAGAGAAAGCTCATTTCTGTACTTGGAAACACGGTGTAATACCAGAGTGGTTTGACTATGCAATTAGATGAGTTATTTGAGTTATGGAAAGATGATAGTAGTATTGATAGAACTGAATTAGGTGAAGCATCTACTAACATACCAAAACTTCATTACAAATATTATAAACATTATGCTCAAGAAAGACTAACACTTAAAAAGTTAGAAGCTGAGTATAAAAGTTTATACAAAGACAAATGGGAATACTATCAAGGTAACTTAGCAGACGAAGATTTAAAAGAACGTAATTGGGATCCATTTCAATTGAAAGT